CCATAAGAGAGGGCTATAAATAGCGATGGACATCAAACTAAACGACGAGACAGGGGATGTCCTTCTCTCAACAACAAACACAATTACGACACCGATATTCACCACAACAACATCTGAAAACTTAGCTCAACGCTTAAAGATTAGATTGCAAACATTCAAAGGTGAGTGGTTCTTGGATGGAACTATCGGTATTGACTACTTCAATCAGATTGCTGGTAAGAATAGGTCTAAAGCTGCTGTTGATGCAATCATTCAGGCTGAGATATTAAAAGAACAAGAGGTGTTGCAGATTACAGCTTACAGTAGCGTAGTAGATAAGACAACAAGAAAGATTACAATTCAGTTTACAGTGAGAACCGTTGATGGTTTCTATTCCACTCTGACTGCTTCAATTGGTGTATAGGTATAAATAACGGAGAGGGATATGGCAGGATTAAGCACAACAGGGTTTAGCGTTAAACGATTAACAGATATTATTTCCTCTCTTAAAGCAAGTGCTAATACAGAGTTTAGTGGCTTCTTAGGAGCAGGTGATGTACTAGATACAACAGACAATAGTGTACTAGGAAGATGGATTAAGATTATTGCTGAACCACTAGCAGAGCTTTGGGAAACAAGTCAGCAAGTGTATAGTTCGTTTGATATTAACCAAGCAACAGGGGTTTCCTTAGAAGAGCTTTGTGCGTTAGGCGGAGTTATTCGTAATACAGCTACAGCTTCACAAGCATTGTTAGTAAGCAAGGGTACTTATGGCGTAACAATTCCAACTGGTAGCTATGTTCGTAGTGCCAACACAAATAAAGTGTTTGAGTTTCAGGAGGATGTAGTTCTAAATGAAACAGGTGCAACAGCAATCCAAATCACACCTACGGTTGTGGCAGATAGTACGGCTTACTCTTTCACCTATAAGGTTCTTGGTTCAAATCTTAATCCCGTTACTGTTACTTATACTAGCGGGGCTGGTGCTACTACTTCTAGTATTGTCAACGGATTAATGGGTGTTATTAATGCCTCACATTCTACTTATATTGAAGCTACATTAGTTGGTACAGACTTACTTGTTCAAGTGACAAACCAAGACTATGCTTGTGACTTTGTAGCAACACAATTTACGATTAACAAAGCTAAGAAACAAACCTTAGCTACTTGTACAGAGACAGGTGTTAATCTACAAGACGCTAACACTGTTGAAACAATTCAATCCCCCCTAGTCGGTTGGGATACTGTTACTAACCCATTCGCAGCTATTGCAGGTAAGGTTGTTGAGACTGATGCTGAACTACGTTTACGCTTCTTACAAGCTAAATTCCAAGATGGCAGTAACACTTATGAGGCTATCTACGCCGCCGTGTTAAAACTTGATGGTGTTAAGCAGATTGTTATTTACGAGAATGAAACTGATACAGCTTTCGTATCACCGCCTGTCCCTGCACACAGCTTCTATCCTATTGTTTTAGGTGGTATCACAACAGAGATTGCACAAGCAATATGGAACAACAAACCAGCAGGTATCTTGAGTTACGGTACAGTGACAACAGGCGTGGCTGATAGTCAAGGCATACTGCACAACATATCATTTGACCGTCCTACAGATTTACCGATTTACATATCATTAACCATCACTGTTGATAGCACTTTCCCTACAGACGGTGAAGATTTAATCAGAGCTTCTTTGGTTGAGTATTTAAGTGGTCATGGTATTGGTGAAGATGTTTTATACAGCCGATTGTATACACCTATCAACAGCGCAACAGGCGGATTCTACGTTAGTAGTATGACAATTGGTACAAGTGCAGCACCCGTAGGAACAAGCAACATATCAGTTGATTATAACGAGATTGTCAACATATCAGCTTCTAATATCTTAGTATCGTTTGTGTAAGGAGGCTTCATGGGCAGTATAACAGAAGTAGATTACCTTACGCAAGCGAGAAGCAGATACACACAACAGTTTAAAAACAAACCTATCTTCGATGCTCACATTAGTATCTTTATCACAGAAATTACTGAAATACAAGATATGCTCCAAGACTTAATTGGTCTTAGAAGTTTAGAGACTGCGGTAGGTAGTCAGCTAGATATGATAGGGGCTATTGTTGGTCAACCAAGAGTGTTAGTTGACTTCTCGTTGTTCCCCTTCTTTGGTTTTGATGGGGCAACAGAAGCACAAACATTTGGTAGTTTATACGATGCAGCTTTAGGTGGAACTTGGAAATCAATCTCTGACAGTGAAGGGGCTTCATTTGAGGTGGATGATGATACATACCGCTTTATAATTAAAGCTAGGATTGTTGCTAACATTTCAAACACAACCCCTCAAGGCGTAATTGACGCTGTTAATTATATTGTAGGAAGAAGTGATAGCAGTATAGAAGAAATGGGTAATGCCCATTTAAAGATTATTCATTATGCTACACTAACAGCTTTGCAAGAGTATTTCTTGAGAGGCTTGAGTAGCATCGGTAGCATCATACCTTTACCAATTTGCGTATCGTATGAAATAGCACTAGGATATGGGTATGGATATGGGCATGGCTATGGCTACTCATACGGAAAAGCATAAATAAGGAGAGAAGCATGACAGCATTAACAGACCCGATTAGTGGATTAAGCTACGGGTGGGCATTAGGTGAAGATAATTGGAATACAGGGATGGATGCCAACCTTGTTAAGATTGGGGCAATGTTACACATCAATGTTTTAGATTTTGTGGCCGCGCCCGTAACTACAACAAATGGTACACGTTACATTGTAACAACAGGAAGTGGTGCTTTTGTTGGACAAGATAATAAGCTCGCTGCAAGAGTAGCTGGTGCTTGGGTTTTTTATACACTTCCAGAAGGTTGTATTGTATATGATGAAGATACTAACAAACACTATAAATTTGAAGGTGGCTCTTATGTTTTGTTAGTTGATTTATCAGCTTACTTAACGTCTGCAACAGCCGCCAGTACATATCTAACTACTTCTACAGCATCCTCTACATACGGTACTATCGCACAAGCTAAGACTGAGTATTTAGTGTTGGCAGCTAGTGATGAGACAACAGCATTAACAACGGGTACAGCTAAGGTGACATTTCGTATGCCCTATGCTTTCACAGTGAGTGCAGTAAGAGCAAGCTTGTCAACAGCACAAGCAAGCGGAAGCATTTTCACTGTAGATATTAACGATGGCGGTACAACAATTCTTAGCACTAAACTTACAATTGATAACACAGAGAAAACATCTACAACAGCCGCAACACCTGCCGTAATTAGCGATACAGCGTTAGCTGATGATGCTGAAATTACAATTGATATTGACCAAGTTGGAGACGGCACAGCTAAAGGTTTGAAAATCACATTGATTGGTACACGGGCATGATGCTAATTAATCCTTACGCTTTCGGGAGTAATTTTAATTTTATTTTTAACCTTCCACTCTCATCATCTGTAACTTATGACGAGAAAGGGAATACTTGGTCAAATATTGGAACTGCAACTATATCAGATACCGCAATGTACACAGGCGCGTCTGGCGTTGTTGGCGTTCATAATGCATATAGCTCGTTGATGGGTTTTGGTTTGTCTGATTTTGAAATAGGTATAACTGTTAAACTGGTTAGCATCCCATCAGGAGGTAGTGTATTAATTGATAGTTTCAAGTCTACAGGGGGCGACGGGTTTCAATTGTACGTTTATCAAAACGGAAGATTATCTTTTTATCAGAAATCAGGTAATGAAATTAAAACAGTAACCCCTGTCGTATTTACGGGCATTTATTACACAATAAAAGCCGTAAGAATAGCGGGTGTTGTATCGCTTTATGTTGATGATGTGCTAGTTGCAAGCGGTTCAATGAATGTTAGCTTTAACTCGATTTGGACGGCTATCGGTTATCAATATTTTGATTACGGATATGGGAATTACCCTAGCCGAGGATACTTCAGAAACGCTTATGGGTTACTTATCTAGTGATTATTAACTCGTATGTTTTTAGTAGCGGTTTATACAAGCGACTTTACTCCGCCCACAAGTCCGTTTTAATTAGGTTAAAAATGACAACATCAAACTTTACTCCACCAACAGCGGAATATTAAGAACAGAGGGATATATGGCTAAAATAGTAAAACCAGACCTAACTTATCAGTGGGCTAGTGCTGCTGGTGGTGGCTCTGTAGCACCAAACAGTACAAAGATTCAAACAGGTCATATCGTTGAGAAGCCTAACTATGAGTATATGAACTGGCTTCAAAACAGACAAGACACAAGTATTGCATATACGTTTCAAATGGGTGTTCCTGAATGGGACTCGTTGGTAGAATATCAATACCATGCAAATTACAAGTCTTATGTTCAACGTAATGGCCTAGTTTATAAGGCTTTGCAAGTAGGAACAAACAAAGACCCTGCAACTGAGGCTGCGTATTGGGCTTTAGCGTTTGATAACTATGGTATTGCTGATACAGTGCAGTCTAACCTAACAACGCACATTACAAACTACGGTACGTTAGCTTCATTGTCTAACGCAGCTACAGCTCGTACAAACTTAGATGTTTATTCTACAACACAGGTTAATGCTGCCTTAGCATTAAAAGCCTTGTTGGGGGGTAGTAATAGTCAGTTGTTCTTAGTTGCTAACGGTACAACAGGGTATGAAGCTGTTAATAAAAGTCAACTAGACGCTAAAGCCCCCGTAGCTGGTAATGCAGCGCAAGAGTTTGCTGTTGCTAATGCCACAGTTGGGAATAGTGCTGTCAACTTAACAACTCTGTTGAACATTGTTTACCCAGTTGGTAGTGTTTATATCAGCAAGACCGACAATAGAAACCCAAACACCATTCTTGGCGTTGGTACGTGGATTGCTGTTGATGGTAAAGCACTGTTTGGCTATAAAGCATCTGATGCTGATTTCGGTACAGCAGGTGTTGGTGGGGGCAGCAAGAACCTCTCCCTAACTCTTACTGTTGACAGTAGGACAAGTACGTCGGGGGGACAAGCTGCTCCTGTTACAGAGGCTATCACAGCAAACAACACATACAGTGGCTACATGAATACTGGTGATAGGGCTATCTCGGATGATGTTGACTTTAGATTCAAACTAAGTCAAGAAAAAATCCTTCCACCTTATGACACATTCTACATTTGGGAACGTACAGCCTAATGATTACAGAGCTACAATTAAAACAGATTGCACCAAAATGCAAAGACACTAAAGAATTGGTTGTAGCTTTGAATACATTGCTACCTAAATATAACATTACAACGCCACTAAGAATATGTCACTTCCTAGCTCAATATGCTTGTGAGACTCAAGGGTTTACTAAGTTTATTGAGAACACTAACTATACATCACCTGAAAGATTGTTAGCTGTATTTCCCAAGTATTTTAAGTCTAAATTGATTGCTATTGCTTATGCAGGTAAGCCCCAAGAGATTGCTAACCGTGTTTACGCTAACCGCTACGGTAATGGGGACGAACAATCAGGTGATGGGTTTAGATACAGAGGGAGAGGGCTGTGTCATCTGACATTCAAATCTAACTACTATCAATTCTCACTAGAAACTAATGTTGATTGCTTACGTCATCCTGAGTTGTTAGAAGAGTTACATTATGCTGTCATGGTTGGTTGTTGGTATTGGAATAAACGTAAACTTAATGATGATGCCGACAAGAATACAGAGCAAGCCTTTTTAGACATAACAAAAGCTATCAATGGTGGCACTAACGGTTTAGCTGATAGAAAGGCTTATCTTACAGTTTGTAAGAAAGTGTTTGGGGGGTGATGTGAGTAAGTTATTTATTTGGCTTAATAAAGCACTCTCTTCTAATGGTATCCCGTCAACTAAAAGATTAGGAATCTTCTTAGGATTAAGTGCAGCTTTCATTAGTGTTCTTGTTGTGCTTTCAATCTTAGTAGGAATAAGCCTAAATGTCCCCTCAATTCATTATCTTTCTGTCTACTCTTACTTGCTTGATGCTCTTAACATTCTTATTGGGCTTATGATTAGTGGTGGTACGATTGGATATGTAGCTACAAGGAATAACGAAAACAACAAGGAGCGTAAAATTGAGTGATGACATCTCTAGGCGTGTTGGAAGTATGGAAACAGAAGTTGGCAGTGTTAAGACGGAGATTGCCGTGTTGAATACTAAAATGGATTCTACGCATGAAGTGTTGAGGAAGATGTCACTAGGGCAACAAGTTCAAACAGAGATACTAAGTAAGTTCCTTGTTTTAGAAGTGAAGCATAATGATAGTGTTCAAGAGCTTACATCACTAAAGAAAGACTACCAAGACAATAAAGAGTCCACATCCTTAATTATTAACAGGGTGTGGGGTATTGTCACGGCAGGAATGGTATTTGTCAGTTGCATTGTCGGAATGGGGACATACATTTATA